CTAATTGCTTGTGCTTTTTTGAGCAATTAGTCTTTTATATTTGTCGAGTAACTGTTCTTCCGTTTCCTCATGCTGCGGATCTTTTGGAATACAGTCTACTGGACAAAATAATTGGCACTGTGGCTGGTCATGGTGACCAACGCACTCTGTACATAAATCCGGATTGATTTCATAAATCACTTCGCCCATAAAGATCGCTTCATTGGGACAAACTGGTTCACAAACATCGCAGTTTATGCATTCATCAGTGATATATAACGACACGTTACCAACCTTGTTGATGTTTACGTTCAAAGGCTTCAACCACAGCTTGCGGAACAAACTTGGTTACATCTCCTTTTAAACGAGCAATTTCTCGAATTAATGTCGAAGAAATAAAAGAATACTGTTCAGAAGGTGTTAAAAACACCGCCTCGAAATGTGGATCAAGCTGACGGTTCATATTGGCCAGTTGAAATTCATATTCAAAGTCAGAAACTGCTCTTAAACCACGAAGTACTGCTGTGGCCTTTTGTTCTTTAAAAAAGTTAACCAACAAACCATCAAAACCTACAAACTCAACATTTGATAGATGGCCTAATGATGATTGCGCCAGTGCGACTCTTTCTTCTAAGCTGAACAAAGGGTTTTTATGATGTCCAATTGCAATTGCTACTACGACCTCATCAAACATTCTTGATGCTCTAGTAACTAAATCAACGTGCCCATTTGTGATAGGGTCAAATGTTCCAGGATAAATTACACGCGTTTTAGACATCCGCTAGTACTCTAATTGTATTGTGCACCTATTTTAGCAAAAGTTATACATGAGGCGAAATATTGATATGTGGGAAAAAACTTCACCTTGGCATCAGTTTACGGCACAATAGGGACAATTGTGGAAGTTTGAATTATGGCGAAAGCAACAGTAGTAAAGAATAATAAGTGTCGATGTTTATTTTAATTCTCTATAGTTCCTTTTTTAAAGCTAAGTTATTGAATTATAAAAGTTGCTGTTCTTATTAGTTCCTTATAGTTTGTTTACATCCTCCAAAAAAACGGGTAATAATGCGGGTAACAAACTACTTACCCTTACCTCATGGCCTCTGCAAAACTTTCTGATCTTAAAATTAAAGCACTGAAACCTAAAGAAAAAGTCTACAGAATATTAGATGCAGATAGACTTTACATAGAAGTCCGACCTTCAGGTGCTAAAGTTTGGCGGTTTAAGTTTGTTTTTAATGGTAAAGAATCTTCTATGAGTCTTGGCGAATACCCAGCTATTACTTTGGCAGACGCTAGAATCTTAAAGGATGAAATGCGAGCAAAATTAGCCAAAGGCATACACCCAGTAGAAGATAGACAAAATAATAAGGCCAAGGCATTAGAAGAAGGAAAAAATACATTCAACGCTATTGCAGCCGAATTTAAAGAAAAACGTATGACGTTGAAGTCTGAAATTTATCAAGAGAAGTTCGATACTGCTTTAGAAAAAGATATATGCCCAGTTATTGGCAAAAAAAATATTAAAGATGTGACTGCGGCTGACGTATTGAAGATTTTAAATAATACGATTAATCGTGTTACTAAAGAAACCAATGGAAAAATGACAGGTGAATCTGCCGCTTTACAAAATCGAAGATTCATTGGTGCTGTAACTCGTTATGCAATTGCTACTTTAAGGCTTGAGAACGACCCTACTTATGCTGTACGTGATGTGATCAAGCGCCCTCGTGTAAAACATGCAAGAGCCTTAACTAAAGAAGAAAGAAAAAAGGCAAGAACTCAATTGCCTAAATACAATGGAACAGAGACTGTTAAGAATGCTGGCTTCATTCTCTTATATACAATGCTTCGGGCAATTGAAATTAGAAAAATGCAATGGAAATGGGTCGAGTTTGATACAAGACTTATTAGATTTCCAGAAGAGGCAATGAAAAAATCCAGAATCCATATTCTCCCTATATCTGACCAAGTATATGAAGTACTTAAACGCCAATATACTATTTCTGGCGATAGTGAGCTTGTTTTTCCTGCTATTTTCAGTAAGAAAAATGATGGCATGTTAGCTAAAGAAACGCTGAACAGTATGCTTGAATATATTGGCTTAAAAGGCGTGACCACTCATGATTTTAGGGCTACAGCTTCTACCCTACTATATGAAAAGGGCTATGAGGAAGCTTGGGTAGAAAAACAGCTTGCTCATGCTGAATCTAATAAGACCAAAGCATCGTACGACCATTCGCAGCATTTAGATGCTAGACGAAAAATGATGCAAGACTGGGCTGATATTGTAGATAGTTGGAAGGATTAAAGGCTTTGCTTCTCATCAAAGGTCCATCTTTTGCCGTTGTAAGTCACAGTGCCATCCAAATTAATCGGCAACTCTTTAAATGAGTAGTCATAGATTTTAAGAACATTCCCGTTCTTATCTAAATCAGCGGGTAGATTGCAAGTATTTTCCATTCTGCCCGCTTCCGAAACCATGATCATTAATTGCATTGCTATCTCCATTTTTATGAAAGTATAAAAAAGATTAAAAATAATGCAAAATAGATATTGACGACTAATTATAATTAGTCCATTATTAACTCATAGACAGATGAACAGGTCATCAGTCAAAAAGCAAAGGGCTTTAAAAATGAAAACATTAATGACTAACTTAGAAACTTTAGGCTTTACAGCAGAAAACGGCTTAAATGGTTTATCTAAAGAAAATGTTGCAGTATCTATGCACTGGTCAGGTGAATCTGCTGTTGTTGCTGTAGATGGCAAACAAGTTTTCAAATCAGGAAAAGAAGAAGAAATCATTGAATTTGTTAAAGCTCAATTACTACAAGATACAAAAATTGAAGTAGCTGAAGTTGAGTATAACGATGGCTTAAACGGTTTTGTTGTTGAGCTTAAAGATGGTCGTATAGTTCAAGTTCAATTCGAACGCGAAACAAATCGTTTAGATGCTGATTTTGGGACTTACTATGCAGTAATTGATCGTGAAAATGATTATGGTCTTGATCTTTCAGATAAAGAAGAAGCTCAGTTCTATGAGTGGATGTCAAACAACAAAGATGTTCAAGACAAAGTTAAAGAGCTTGATGCAGCATAAATTTTACGCCCTGCTCTTGCGGGGCAAGCCTATAGGTTGGAATATGATTAATCAAATTGAATTACTAGAAAAGCTAGGAATTGCTGCATTTGGTAATGCATGGAAAGCATCTTTGGCCGATGCATTGCCAGTCGCTCGCCCAACGATAACTGACTGGATGACTGGAAAGAAACCTATACCAGTGGGAGTATGGGGAGATATTCAAAAGATCATTGAATCACGTTTGATGGGCTTACAAGGTGCCTTAGTTGAAATTAAAGAACAACGACACTTGATTATTGTTCAAGAAATGAAACGTAAAGGTAAGGCTTATATTCAAGATGAATTTTCTGATTATCTTTATGCTATGTCAGATGAAGAAATCATGACATTGCTCAAAGCGTATAAAAAAGAATATGCACGATTATATTCAGAATATCCAAATGATGCCTTTGCCGATCTACTTGTAATTAAAGATGCTATAGACTTCAATATTTGCATACGCGATATGAATGGAAATCTTGATCTTGGTTTAGCGGAAGACTGTGCATTGTCTTATTTTAAAAATAAGAAGTTAGCTAAAGAGTTTGATCTGGATGAGCTATTTATGGTGGAAAGAGTAAAAGAAATTGAAAATAATTTTGCTCAAAATTAATTAATTTTTTTAAAAATGAGCAAATAATTTCTCAATAAAAGCCCTACTCAAAGGGCCTTAACACAAATCCCAACATTTACAGAGGTATTAATAGTGTGAGCTGTGCAACCTGAGAAAAGGAGGCACAGCATTAAACTAGTTGTCTTGAGCAGCATAGATGAGATTTTCAGCAACACGATTTGACCACCCTTTCCCATAAGTAGCCCAAGTACTTAAGGATGTATAGAACTTCAAGCGTTCTGCGTTAAATTTAAGAAGCACATCGTTTACATCCATCGCGTTAATAGCAGCAATAGTTTTAGGCCCGATAATTCCATCGTCTGGAACCCCAGCAACTTGTTGAAGTTCTTTGACTGCTCTACTCTTCCCAGCATTGACAGCAAAGTCCCAAAGCTGAAATACAATAGCTGGATGTAATGAGTTAGCCCCTAGCTTATCCCACCAATCCTTTTTATAGATTTGCTTTGCTTGATCAATAGTTAGGTTTTTAATATCTAGGTTTGGATAGGTGTTTGCAGCAATACCAAACTTTGTGCCTTTTAATTGACCTTTACCAACAATACCGCCTGTCCAGTTACCCGGATCACGACGATCATTAGAATATCCAGCCTCATGACCTATCAAGCGGTCAAATGCTTTTTCAAAGTTCATGACCCACCACCTGTAATATCATTTTTAGCCTTCTTAATTTCCTTGATAACTTCAACAATTGTCTTGCCTTCTTGTTTATCAATGAAATTGAAAACCCATCGAATCAAAGCCCAGCCGGGTAAGCCACATACAAAGAAAAGCCCACCTATCGCAAACCACCCCCATGTATCAGTTGCCCAAGCATGCAAACTAAACTTCATAATAATTAGCGAACCGCCAGCAAGACTTGATACAACTGTACAAATCAAGCCAACCGCCCATTCTTGAGGCGAACGTGGCATACGAGTCATCAATACAACTGCCGCAACCAAAGCAACAGCTAATGTCACCATGATTGCTACTCCATAAAATTTTAAAATTGCAGCAAAGCCGCTTGTGGAAACTGGTTCCATAATTACCCCTAATTTTTCGGCAATAAAAAAGCCCTAAGCTATTGAAGCAAAGGGCTTGTGGTGGTTTGTTGTGTACTTAGCATATAAACTTAATATATGCGTTTCTATCGGATTCAGTTGATTCTGGGAAAACACTTGCAGATGTTGCTACTGCCTTGAGCTTGCTCCCGGCAGAATAATCTAATGTATATGAACTTGGATAATAAATAGAACCTATCATTTCATCCATATATCTTTTAATAAATCCACTCTGAACAGATAGCGGTATGTTATTAGTTACAATCTGCATTGTTGCAACCGTAGTAGTAGCAACTCGACTTTCTTTAATGTAACAATACGATGTTGATTCAATAGAATTATTCTGGAGTTTCATCTCAGCACGAGTATAAGTCATCATGCTTCCCCCGAACCAGGCGTCTAGAGCATCATATGATTTTTCTACGTCAATTTTTATAACATTATCTTTAACTTTTGACCTGTCCGCGAATACAAAGTACAAGAAGTTATATGTTTTATCAATTACTGGAAAATTAGAATCTAAAGCAAAATCAAAAACACAATTCTTCATATATTCCAGATACATGGTAAAACTATAAATAACTGATTTATGTTTAGAAAAATCATAGGTATTGTTTTTGATATACCAGCCGCTAAAATAATCGCTAGTTGTTGATGTGGAAACATCTCTATTTAGTAATCTATTTAGTTTAAAAGAATTATTGAAAATTTTTAAATTTTCACGAATATAACAACCAACAAATCTAATTAAACTAACATCTTGTGATTGAAGCAACCCGTCGACTGCTGTCTGTATATTGTCGTGAATATAAATTCCTTGTAGCACCTCTGCTGCATAGGTAATATTAGGAACTGAGTCTCCCTCGTGCCAAACAGTAAATATTGAAGCAGGCAATGAACTTGGATATGTCATGCCGTTTACATTTGCTTCATTAAACTCTTCAAGTGTCGGTGGCTCAATGAAATTAATAATATTATTATTAAAAGTTAGATCATTAAGTTTTGCTGTTTTACCCAAAATTGACCAATAGCCGAGTGCACTTCGACTAATGTTTGCTGTGTTTCCAAATACTTTTTGATCGTATACAACTTCATTTTCATCAAGTGACTGATCAGTACGTAAAATTGCACTAAATACAAGATTTGGGTACCCAAACACCTTATTGTTATAAAACCATTGTTCAGAGCCGTGTAGTTCACATGCACAAGCGTTCAAACGCCCCTTCACGTTACTAAAAACGAATATATTATTATGTGCTTTGATATCTTTCCCAATACAATAAAGAGTCGAATGATCATGAAATTTTGACTTATTCGACATCAAGTTGATAAATTTATTAGCATAAATTTCTACATTTTCAGAAGTTTTAGATGTCTGAATCGCATTTGCAAAGTCGCCACCGATAAATTTAAGCCCATGGACTTTCATACCTTTTACTGAAGCTTTGATAATCCAACGATAGCCATCCTGTACAGCAGATTCTGATTCTGTTGCAGTAAAATATAATGTACCAGTTCCAAAAACTTCAATGTTTTCATGCCTATTTTTTCCGTACCAATCATCAACATCTGCACGATACATAGCGCTTAAAATATTACATTTTGGCTGACCACTTGAACCGGAATAAAAAGAACCGAATGTTAATGTTGAATTGATTTCGAGTTTTACATTTGAAACTAAACGAATAGCATTTTTTTCATTAAATTGAACAGGATCAATTAATTTTCCGATTCTAGGGCATTGCGAATTAAAGAACATGGGATCATTAATAATTACATGCCCTTTTAAGTTGTTTCGTTCAAGTGCATACATTAACTTATCAAAATTTAACGTATCATCAGTAACACCATCACACTTGCAACCAGAATGATATGGAGTAAAAACATTCTCATGCTGCAATACCCAACCATTGATACATAAAAACCCATCATTTTCAGCAGCCCGTGATGCGACATATACACGATGACCCCCGCCCACATAAGGTTTAGCTAAAGTAAAATTTGTTGGGTTGTGATAACCCTTAACATAAACGACTTGCCCATCCTTTCTTGGCGTATAAGTCAATAAATCAGCAATAGACTCAAAAACGCGAACTGACTTGTCATTAATCTGCATCTGTGATTCAGACCCATCTTTTACATTATCAGCATCTTGATAAGCTTTTACCCAAGATGTAGTTAATGCATCGTAACGATAGTTGCCAAGATCCTTAATATAAATTGTGCGCCCATCCCATACATTAGTTACTCCTTCTAAAGCTTCTAATGAATCAAGATGAGTTACAGCTAATGCATTTATAGTCCCTTCATTGATTGCTTCATCAATCATAGAAAGGAACATGTCTTTTAAAATTTGGTCGCCTTTAATCCGATCAGCGATTTCTTGAGAAAGGTCAGTTATCAGCTTGGCAATATCTTGTGTATTAAGATCTACTTGTTGCTCAATGGTATTTATTTGATTTTGTAATTCTATATCGCCATTTGTGCGGTCCGAAATCTCTTTAATCAATGCAAGCCAAATAACCTGATCACGATAACCAAGTTCTTGAAGCTTCCACCAGATTAAATCAAAGTCTTTATTTACAGCAGAAGGACGAAATGAGTTGTCATATAGTTGATAATTGGTGGTGCGTTGAAATGGCGTATTTCTTTCCAAATTAACGACCACACCATTTAGTGGTGCTACATTAAAGGTGACAGTATCATTAGCCAAAGTCCATGAACCTACAGGCGCGTCTTCACCATTAAGAGTAACGATTAAGTATTCTGCTTTATCACAATTAAACTCTAATGGAAAAGCAGTTGTTGTTCCATTCGCAATATATTCTTTTGATGGCGTTTGAGCTGGTACTGCCATAGCCTACCCCTAATTTTCGAAATCTAAGGCGGCTTCATGTACGCCACCGTTTGTTCTCCAATTAGGCGTTTCTTTATACTCATCTTTGTTGTGTAATTTACCTATACGTATAGGCTCATCAGAAATTGCACCTGCTAATGAATCTAAAGGATCATCAATCTGGTTCGTGACTGCTGGATTCCATGAGCGCATAATACGAACTTCAAAACTGTCATCTTCTGGTTTATCTGGATCACATAAAACTGATACATGCGCCCATAAGACACCTGAATTTAATGGGCCTTCAATAGCTCCTAAAATCCTTAAGTTTTTATTCTTAGTTTCTTTTATTTCAGTTACACCACATCTAACACCTTGTTGTTTGAGGCAACTCTTTAGCACACTTGGGAAAAAGCCACCTACTCCATTTGTTTCAACTGTTACCCTAGTAATATAGAACTCTTTAATTACTTGAACTAACTGATAGACTTGTCCGCCGATAATGTTATGGCCAGAATCATCAGTAGTACTTACTTCTCCTTTAAGGCTAAGCGATCTATGCCAGTACATTCGGCCTTGCTCATCATGTAAAAGTAAAGCAACTGAAGAAATATCAGAGTCTTTTTTACCTTCAGATGGGTCAACTCGCAAAGAAGCAGACGCAATTCGAACATTCCCAAGCATCATTACTGGTTGTTTGTTAGCCATTTTTAACACTGGCTCACAGTCATAAGGGATAAATTTATCTGGATCTAGGCGGACTTCACCAATTGGCTTAGCATGTAATTGATATTGAGAATCCCATTCATTGATAGTTCGACACTTTTTGCGTCGTTTTGTCATTTCCTGTTTAGTAAAACGCTCAGGCCACAGTGCTTTGGCATAAAAGTCAACAAATGAATAATCATCATGAAGTGTTACTTTATAGCCATTACCATGTTTTTCTATTGTGTAATGTTTGTCCTCTTCTAAGCACTTACTATATTTATGAATGCCACTAAACACATATTCAGGATAAAAGCTTAATACAGCTTCTCTTCGACCCTCTATTCGGTATTCATGTTCAAACATCCGTCTAATAAAGCAGTTCGCCCCTGCTTCTATCAATTCTTTATAGATGGATTCATAGCTGTGTGGAGTCCCAATAAATAGAGTTGTCCCACCAGGAACTAAAATATGCGTCTGCTCTGTTAGACTGTGTTTTAATTTTTCTCGATTATCTTCTGTGGCTACGTTCTTCTGTACTTCTACGTCATCGTTTTGGATGTGTTTGGCACGTTGTCCAGTTACGCTTGATAAAATGCCTCGCGCATACATCGAACCATACTGTTCATCATTAGATCCTGTTACCCACCATTTGATAACACCACCATGTGATTTTTTTACATTATTTATTTTACATAATGGGTGATTTGCAAGAATACGAGCTACAGCACGACTACACTTAAGTGCATCAATATTTGTTGCTCCTTGATGTAAAACTAAATCATCAGCATCACGATAAAAGCGCCAAGCATCAAATACAGTTACTATCCCTGATTTATTATGCCCACGGGGAAGCATGAGAAGGTTATCAACTTCATCTGATAATTCTTCCATCCATTCACATGCTTCAATGTGGAATAAGGGTGTTTCACGCCCTAGGTATTCATCCCAAAGAACATAGAATTCAGCAAAAGATGCTTTCATAATTAACTATAATTTGACTTAGCTTTAACACTTTGAATAAGCGCCTTGGCTTTATTTTTTAAATTTTCCTCATATTTTCTTTGTGTTTCTTCATCTGTACTTGCAGGCGGAATAGTCCCCTGTTTCATTCCAATTATTTGACTAATCTTTGCAACTGCTGAGCTACATTGGTTAAACCCCTTATATAGCCAAACCTTGTCGCCTCGATCCTCTTTTGACTCAAAACCTAAATCAACAGCAGCGAACCCGATTTTCAACATATCATCGGTCATCATCTCCTGAAGTTTTTCTAATTCTGCTATTTGATCATCACGCATAAAAAAGCCCTCGCATATAGTTCATATATACAAGGGCTTATGTAGTGGTATGTTGGGCGGTTTACTGGACTACCCGTTCAAAGTCAGGTGCACGAATATCGGTAACATCATCACCCCAGAAACGCTCACGATCTTGTTGACGTTCTGCTTTACGTAAAGCCTTCTCGCGATAGCCGGGTGCAATAGTGTCTTGTATTTCATCAAAGAACATACGGTTAATTGCTGCTTTTGTATACCATAAATTTTGTGCAGGAATTTTGCCTTTCACAAATTTGAAAGCTTCATTGCCGAAATTGGTGTCCTTACCTTCATTGTACTGAGTTAAGTTACCAACCGTTAAGCCTAAAAGGCTAGTGAAATCACTACCAAGTGGGCCAGAAACAAACGAGTTTGCATCACGGCCCGAAGTGTCAGCGCCAGCTACAAGAATGTCGCCGAGTACAGGCAAGCCACCACCAGCAACTAGTGAGCGCATAAAGAAGCTTGTAGCCTTTTTAGGATCATTACTATCATAAATGGTTTGTGGATCATTGCCGTTTAGGATTTCACGTAACTGTACGACCAAGCCGCCTAACAAAGTCATACTGACAACAAGAGGTATTGCATATGCTGCCTTTCCTTTTAAGCCTTCTTGAGCCATTGTGCGACTTCCTTGTCGCATCAAGAACGAAGCCGAGAATGATTTAAATTGCATTAAGCCTTTAAACACCTCACCTGTGATAGTCCCTTTCGCGCCTACTGTCATCCATGTGCGTTCCCTAAGTCCTGCCTCAATAACGGCCATGCCTTGCTCATCAAGTAAATGCGCTTGAAGTTGTGAGGCAACTTGATCTTTCACCTGTTTTGGATCACCAAATGAAGTTAGTTTTTCATCTGGAATTTCATAGATAGAACGCGCTGACATGAGTTGATTACCTTTGCGGTCCATAACTGGTTCAGCCAATTGGAAAACCTGCCATGCTCGCTCATCTAAGCCCGTATTTGAAAGCAATTCACGGTCTTGTACATCAAGGTCATTCCAAGCTTTAGAACGGCTTAAACGGCCGTATTTCTCCATTAGCAGCTTAGTGAACCCAACTTTAGAGGCCGATGTAAGTGCATTGAGGAATGAAACACGCATTACTTGAGTAGCAACCCCGCTTGATATACGAGCTAATTTTTCAGATTTACCATAAGTTGATGTAAGTCCGTCGTCCGACCAGCGCGCAATCGAGCCTAGCATTTCCTCAGTTGCAAGGCCTAACCCATGTGCAAATTCACGATCAGATTTATTCGCTGGGTTAAGTTGTTCAATGATTCCGCCAAATGCTTTACGGTACGACAAATTGTGAACATGTGCGGTCTTTGCGATAGTGGCTTGGGCTGCCAGTGATGCAATAGTAGTACCACCAAGCATTGAAGCAACATTCATTGAGCGATAAGCAATCCCAAGATTTGCTAAAACTTGTGATTGTGGAGTATTACCACCGCTAAATTCATCAAACATTACCTGTGCACGCTTGCGACTACTTTGGGTTTTGTTATCATCAATCCCTTTTTCCCAATCTTTTTTAGCTGCTGCATCCATCAAGATTTTTAAAGCTGTTTTTGGATTGCTACCTAAGTTCTCAACCATGGCAATATCTTTCGATAAGCCATTAATATGAGCTTCGACTAGATCAACAAACTGCATGCCGCCGAACTCAGATTGATATTCAAGCCATGATTCAGCATCTTTGAAATGCAATACACGACTTTCACCATGACGGTTAGTTACTTTTGATGTACCGCCACCTGTAGCTTGTCGGCCAACTTCAATTTTATTTGCACCGTCACTTGAGAGCGTGTCATAGGTATATTCAAGCAATGATCGTATTTCTTGCTGTGAGTAGTAATCTCCGTTCTCATGCACATATTGACGGGTGTCAATTAGTGATTCAGCTTTGTTTACCCATGCCTCTTTACCAGCTTTGGCAATTTTTCCTATATTGTGAGTTTGTGTCAATCCCCAATTGTCTAGCTTTCCAATGTCGCCACCGTTCCGGTTAAAACGGTCACGCATGGTTTCGAAGACATCACCCATCTTGTCACTGATCTTTTTAGCTAATGCATCACCAGTGTTTTCACCAAAGCGCTCACGAACAATTTTTTGTACTAACTCTTGATCTGTGAAAATTCCCAAGCCGCCTTTAATGTTGGTGTAGAAGTCCACCAGCTCACCGCGATAAATGGCAGCAATACCACGCGCTTTTGAATCAATTGACTGAATGCCAGACATATCACCATGAGCCGCAACCATACGGTCTATGACTTCCATTGATGACAATTTGCCATGATCTAAAGCTGCAATGTTTTGGGATTGTTTTAAAATATCCTGAGCAGCAATTTTATGCTTGCGTTTAAGTTGGTCTTGAATATCGATTGCAACCTGCTTTGATGCTTCTGTTAGCTTTTCAGCATCAGAAAGATTACGCCAGTTATTAATATCTTTGCGTGCAAGATTACGCATAGTCTCATTAATACGTGCTTCAATATCAGTAGCTTCTTGCGCTGTAAGTGATTGCTTGCCTAGTGCTTTAGCTACCGCTTGTTTGCATTGTTCTTTCATAAAAAAATGCCCGAATAGTTTTAGGCTATCTGAGCATTTAATTTGTGGAGTTTTGTTGGGTAATGAAATTAAAGTGTTTGAAACTACTCTAATCTAGATAACACACTCCAATCATTTAGAGTTGTTTCTTCCCATTTTTCATTTTCATATCTATATAGAATATGTCTTGAGCCAATCATATCGGTAGTGTAGTAAAGGATTTGACCGTTTTTCTCTCTATAGTACTTTGCGCCAGAAGGTGCAGTGCTCTTAATTTCTTCAATATTCACGGGTGAATCCTCTACGGGCATATTGTTTTTGAGTTGGTTGGAACTGTTTTCTATAGCTTTCTAATAGGTAAAAAGGCATTGTTATATATTCAGGATGTAGTGGCACTGTGTCAGGTTTCGAATAATCCAGCTCAGTTTCCCAGCTTTTTGGCAACTTCATTAATTGAATATCATCTGTAGTTCCCACATGGCGCCCTGAAATTAGTTTCATTTGATCATGTGAAGAAGCAAGTAATTCAAAATCATCTTTATGAATAACAACTAATTCACACCCAAGTAAAGTTCTATCATGATGAACAAAAATATGAAGATACGCTTTTTGAGTTTCCAAAATTTCAATATAAAATTTATGACTAATAAACAAAATGTCTGCTTCACCAGAGAAATTGTCTCTATAATTTTCTTTTGCTAAAAATACTTTTTCCATTATTTTATTCATATGCACCTCTGCATTACCTGATCATGGGTGTGGCAACTGTTCAGGTTAAACAGCTTTTCGGTGATCAGCCTAGCCACAAATTGATTATACATTAGCCAAATTGTAAAGCACAGTTAAGAGCGGTTTGTGCTGCTAAAATATCCTGTTCTGATTGCTTAATTTCTGCTTCAAGTTCGGCGTGATAGTCACGTAATGTCATGGTAAATTCTTCTGGTTCACCCATTGAATTAATACGGCTCACTGCAATCGGTTGATCTGGATTTGAGAAAATCACATCAAGCGCGGCTTGTTCTTCTGGTGTTTCGCCAAACAACGAGCCTTGTCGCGGGTCGCCCATGTTTTCAATGGACTGAATCTCAGAGCTAATGGATTCACCAATTGCCTTTGCGCTCTTGCGGTTATTATCAAATACCTCAAGAAATCTTCTTGCTCCATCACTTAACCCATCATCAATTAATTGGCCTTGATCTAAATAATCACGTACTTGCTGACCATTCGCCTTAATGTCTGAAAGCTTTTGTGCTGCCTGTGCCAAGTCTTTAGAAATAGTGTTCTCAAAGCGTCCGCCCTGTTTCACCAAATCATTAAGCTGTGATAGTTGCGGAGCCGCACGGAGTAAGGCGTTTAGAACGTTTTTACTGTCATCATCCAAGTTTTCAGATAGCCGAGTTACAAGGTTAGAATCGCCATAAGCACGCTGTACAATTGCCGATTCAATTCGGCGTTTACCTTCTTGAGATAACCGCCCATCACTTGTGATAACTGATCCACGCTCAGACTGCGGCAATTGGTCTACAAAACTACGAACATAATCCATAGAGCCATCAATATTGATTGAACCATCATTATTGATTTTTAGTAGTGTTGAATCTGGTAGACGATCAACATCACTCATAGCGCGCTCAGTTGCACTGAATTGCGCCACATCGCTTTCATTGGCTAAACGGGAGAAAGCTACACGGTCAACATCACTAAGACGTGTACGCACTAAAACAGGCTGATTTAAACCTGATATATCCATGCCTCTACTATTCGCCCAATTCTGAACAAATTCACGGTATGCATCCGCTCGGCCATTATCATAAGCGCGACCAATAGCCAATGTACGGCCATTACCTGATTCGACAACATTATCGGGGCCAATGATTGGTGCACCGTCTGATAGCTTATAAGACTCGCCCAATAATTCAGGCTTTAAGTCATCGGCCATACGTTCAATTTGCTGGCGTGATGCTTCACGAGTTCGGTCACGTGGCTGTAGTTCACTTGGGTAAAGCGGATTTACACCGTATAACTGGTCGTTAGACGCGACTAAATCAGTCCAATCTTTCACTTCATAAGCAAAGTCATAGCTTGAACCATCCATCCCATAAGCTGTGCTTGTTTCACCGCCATAGCGTGAGCTTAACTGGTTCCATTTGTTGCGCCATTTGTTAATAGCTTCGCCAACTGTCATGCCGGACATACCGTTATTTTTAACGATAGCATCGGCATTTTTAGCATCGTACGAACGCACTACATCAATTAATGGGCGGCTAGGATCAGCTTTAAGAACTTTGACTGCTCCCCCTGGTCCAAGTAAATGACCTAGATATTGCTCATGTGCAACCGGGTCACGACCTAAGTTTTTACGTATGTAATTATTGGCCTGTTTAATGTGCTTTAAACCAATACGTATTTGCTCATCAACATTATTGCGGTCTTTACCGCCTAAGTTTTTCCAAGAGTCATCTAAGACTTGGAAAAGGCCATAAGCGCTAGATGTTGGGTTTTGCGCTGTATGATTAAATTTGCCGCCTGTTTCAATATGACTAATGGTTAGCGCTACACTAGGGTCTATACCGTCTTGTTTTGCGCGTAGTGCAATCTGTTTTGCATTGGTAGGTAGTGAGCTAGTTGCATAATCAATCGTGTTTCTACGCGGCTCTCCTTGCACTGTGTTGGGCACGCTAACAGGCTGGCCTTTTAAGATTTGTTCCGTAGCAGCATCTAGGTTTTGATAGTGCTTGTTTTGCTGAACTGGATCTGTAGTTTGAACAGGCAAAGTTGTGTCTTCAAACTCAAAGCTATTTTTGACCAGAGCATCATTTAACGCATCATTACGAGTTTCAAAATCATCTGAATTAAGCTGGTTAATTTCAGCGTCAACGTCTTGGTCTAGTTGATTTTGTCTTGAACCTAAGTAACGTGCACCACCAAACATTAATGAGTTAATAAGCAAGTCAGTTGCCACAGATTCGCCTGTAACTTCATATTGCTTCGCCTGCTTATCATAGCCTTTAGATTTTAGAAGCTGCTCACTTGCATATTGCATACCAGTGTTTAAGCCAGTTGCACCACCAACTGACAATGCAGCATCGGCAACTAAACCACCTGAACCTTTGAAGCCATAACCAATAGGCAAGGCTGTACCAATCGCATCACCAACAGCATTTACACCAGCAACCTTTAAAGCAGTGTTTTCATCTACGCCTTTGCGAGTCAAATCAGTGTATACATAGTTCCCAGTTGAACCACCTGTAATGGTTGCAGCGCCTAAAGTGCCACTTGTTGCTACACCCAGCGTACCACGCCAGAGATAATCACCTATGCCAACACCAATATTCCCGACAATGCCTGTATTGTCTTTGTCTTCTAGGTCAGCAATAGTTCCATAAACCAAATTGTCGCGGGCCTTTTCACGCTTAGCCTTGAACTCTTCATACGGTTCAATAAATTCGTTTGTTGAAACGTCTTTCAGACTATAGCTAACACGGTCTACAACGGCATCAATCGGTGCCGAAATTGCATCACCAACTTTGTTAAGACCAATTGCCATACCCCGAAAAGGTGAAGAGATAGCGCCATCGAAAATCCCAACTTCCTTTTGAACAGTTGGCTTGCCAGTAATCCCTTTTCTTTGGAGTTCTTCTACTGACTTCTGCTCATCATCTGCAAATGTGTCATACCAAGTCATTTAGTCACCCCATCCATCGTGATTCGCCAGACAGCATTTTTAACTACCAATTGCTGCCCTCGCTCGTTAATCAGGTCGTATTGAATTGCACCTGTACTTGATGGCTTGCCTTGGCGTAAGCGGAACTCTTTTAAATTATTGACACTAATTCCAGTTTGCTTAGAGATAGTTTGATAGCCCTTTTCAAGTTGAGCCTCAAAGGCATCATCAGTAATTCCATAAGGTTTCGTTACTTTCCAATCTGAAACCTTATCCCCTCTGTAGTTTATGAATGACGTTGGCTGTGTATATACCCCACCAGTAGCCATGCCTAGAGCAGTGTTAAGAATTTTTTTATTTGGCGCTTCATCTTTTGAACTATGGCTAAAACCACGCTCATTCATGGTATCTGCATATACTGCCTTAAACACTTCATAAGCATTATTAGCATTAGTACCAGTTAAAGTCTGCCCCACATATTTGTTAAAAGCCTCTCTCATGTCATCTTCTTTTGGCATGATTAACTGTTTGTTTTTTAAAAGTTGAGTACCAATAACAATAGAGTTTGCTAGCTCTCGACCTTCCGTTGATCTATAGCCATTAGCTTTGGCTACGCCTGCCATAACATAGTTTGAGTTACCTCCGCCTAACTGACCCAGTGCAGCACCCCAAATTTTTACCCCATCCTTTACGCCTTTAGTTTGGGCAATCATAGAACTAATTAAATTTAGCTTTTGATCTACGGTTGCTTCTTCCCATGCTTGCTTAGCGGCTGGTAGCGCTTCATTTGGAATAGGTTTAATTGTTGCATTTGGGTCCTTATCACGCTGTGCTACTTGATAAGAACCAATGGTCACAATGTTTTTAGCAAAGTCACTAGGGTTAACTTTTAGTGTTAATGGGTTTACTTCCGGTAGCTCAATACCTTTTTCACGCAATGCCTGAGTCGGGTTTTCCTTAGCAGTTTTAAGCTTGTTGTCATAAATGCTTTGATAAGTCGCCAAGATTTTATTTTCTGCAACCGGATCAGCAGATGAGCTATTCTTCATCTTTGCCTTACGACTATTGATCTCAGCAAGTTGTTGATCAGTAGATAAAGCTTGAAACCGAATAAAATCGGAAGATTGTTTTTTATAGAACTGATATTCAGCTTCAGAAGGTGTACCTTTAACTGCTTGTTCAACATCATTTTGATATTTCAAGTCTAAAGGACGGCCTGTCAGTGTACTTTGAATAAACTCGTTAACGACCTTTTCCGCTTCGTTAATACGCTTGTTCTCTTGCACCTGCTGACGTTGTTGCAGTGTAGTGATCTTACTTTGGATTTCAGTTTGAAACTTCTGAACCGCCGACCCATCAATAAACTTATAGTCTTTTAGACCTGTAGCGACTTCTTGAAGTCCTTCAACACTGTTTTGTGCAATTGCCGTTGTGATACGCGAGTTAATATCTGTGATGTCACGTGTTGTTTCATATTTATTTGTGAGCTCACTTTTTTGAGCTTCCGACAATGGCAGTCCAACAATGTTTTTTAAAAGATATTCTTTGCCGGCTTCACGCTCCATACGTGTTGCCACATCGAAGAACCGATCAGCTAGAACACCACCCTTTTGCTCATCTGCACGCAATTGCAAAGGCAAGAACGAAGTACGTTGGCGCGTTACGTTGCTGTCCCAGTATTTTTTTAAATCTTCTTGAGCGTGGCCCGGCAAGCTGTTTTGTAGCTCAGAAAACTTAGCATTCGACCAAGTGTTAAGTTCTTCATCGGCTTGCTGTGTAGTGATTACACCATTACCAAGACGGTTTTTAATGTCCACCACTTTGTCATTGAAGTCAGTAGATAATGATTCATCAAGCTTTAACTTACCTTCTTTTTCTGCAAGTTGGTTGTTGAAGAGCTCAAGGTTTTTAGCTGTAACTTCTTGTTGACGTTGCTGGTCATCACGAGCCTGTATTGCCCCACCAATAGAACGGCCGATTTCAGCCAAGCCAGTGTTAGGCGTAAACGATTGCATTTGAGCTTGTGGCGCTTCACGACCACGAGAAATAGGAATACGCATTATTTCCACCCACCATAAGCTTGAGCAGCAGTATCAATGATGTTACTAGCCGCCTTCATGCCGTAATTGTTACGTTGTGCCTTGCCTTGTCGGCGTACATCCGCAGCCGCGTAACCTGCCTGCATTTGGTTTAATAAGGCGTTGTAAGAAGCATCCGAAATAATTTCATCACTGATTACAACTGGCGCACCTACATTTACATCCAAGCCATTTTCAGCAGCCGCAGCCATAGCACTTGATGCGTCACGTTGCCCTTGTTCTTTAATCTTTTTGCTTTGAACTTTGGAAACGGATTGAATTGTTTTTGCATTACCCTTAGCTGTAGCGTCTGCCATAAGCGCATTTGAGATATTGCCAACAGCTTCAAGGCCCGAAGAAATAGCACCACCTTTGCACATGCTTAAACCTCCATCTCAAGAACATAGCCAATCAAGTTGAAACCCAAGCCTTCATAGAGTTTTACTGTTTTATCTGCATGGATGCCCGTCATGGTTCCAATCTGGATACGATCAGCATTCTTAAGCTGTGCCCACCCAATGAAAGTGTTCACTAAAAGCTTGGCAATGTTAGATTTACGGTACTCAGGAAGAACATAAACGCCTTGTTCAAAAGCTAGTTTGTGCCCTGTTCGCCAGTCCGTTTCAATAACACCAATGACTGTGCCAACTGGATTTTGACATTCATCTAGGGCTAGAAAAATTGAGTTATGTTTTTTAATTAAATATTCGAATAGATCAGATGCGCTTTGCTCATCAAATCCTTGTTTTGAAAAGATTGGTGATTCTTTAGTGAGACGCTTGCCGAAATCAACAAGCGTATCTAAATCATTTAGGTTTGCTGCCCGTACTTGCATCTCATTTCTCATTAATTGATACCAACATAGAGATACTTTGCATGTGTAAAGGCATAGGTTTGTCGTGTGTTATCTTGACCTCAAGTTCATGTAATGATTGCCAACCAACAAATGAATCGACCACATAGCCTGTGTAAGGCAAGTTTACGAATGCTGATTGGTTGTAATACTTGGTCGACAGCTCTTGACCATTGATATATCCACCAACTGACGCATTCAAAAAGATAGCCATTTCGTGCACCTGAATCTTATGAAACATTGCAGTTGTTGGCACTTGGCTAAAGTCTGGTGGTAATAGGTCGATTTCAGTTTTAAATGGTTGGCCAAGGTGTACTGTTTGGGTTAGATCAGTGTTAGATAGCTTAATGTTGGTGCCACTTACTGTGTAATTTGAATAGAAATATCCATCCGCATTATTGAAATTAACCAGTGGATTATCTAAAACCTGAATATCAAGATTTAAAATAGACCCAACGCCATTAGTAACGTTGATATCAAATTCACAATCGCTCTGTGCAGTCTCGCTAAACTCTTCCAAAACTGTAGAGCCATTGCGATTAGTAAGCATGAAACACTGGTCCTCACCTAATCCCGTTGGCAAGGCGCAGATAGATAAAACCTGACCGCCAAAATCATGCTGAGACCAGGCATTCATTTCTTGATCACGGTTTAGTGTGATACTTGAGACTGCACCATCACCCATAACAATCCATACAATAGAGTTTGGTGTTTGCTGGAAGGTTAATTCTTTAATACCTGCATGGTTTTCAGGTATGTGTGGGGCAATTTGTGATAATTCAGGCGAGACAAGACCGTCAACCTCATAACGGTATGACATGGCACGTAAGCGCTCACCACCACGTTGTACAAAAAGCAGTTCATTACCCACGCGGCATGGCTTAACATTTGCCTGAACACCATAAGAAGTGTGCTCATCAATCTGTGCTGAAGCTGGTGTTAAAGGGCCTTGAGAGTTAATTAAGAACTCAGCACCACCAGTTAATGCAACTACACCACCACGCTGTGACAGGTGCAAAATATTGTCAGATTGGGCTGAGCTTGAAGCAATGCTAAACGCATCAGCATCCTGCGTTGTCTCTAAGAAATTGCCGTCATCACCAATCCGGCTAAACCACATCTGATTAGGGCTTGTTTTGGTATTGGCAAATACTAAGCGCTGTTTAAAGAAGCACACTGCCTTTGGGTAACCCGCTGTAGCACTAAATGCGATACTTTTTAAAACCCAAGACTTAGCAATAGCTTGTACTGCAGAAGTCAGTTTTACTAAAACCTCACCATTAACACGAGAAGGGTCTACATATTGAGTTATTTTGACTTGCCCACCATTAATTTCAACAATTGAACCTAAACTTGAAGGTGTAAAAACGTTTGCTGCTTCGTTAGTCACTTCTTCCCATTCTGGTGTAGTCGCAGAAGGCTCCACCCCTTTATTGTCAATCGTTGCACGCCAAGTCTTACTAGTGTGAATTACACGATCACCTGTTAAGTAAGTCTCAGTATTTGACCAGTTTGGGAATGATGAAGCAGTTAAGGAAATAACTTTCCCTACTTCTGTACCGGATGGTGTCAATGCTACGTTTGGAGTGCTGCCTAACTCATCATTAGGGTTTACGCCAAAGGTGAAGGCCGCAAATTGCCAATTCGTAAAGTCAGCAGAACACAGCAAGCGCTGTACAGGTGTATCACCTTGAACGAAATACATGCGGTATTTAGTGTGTGCATACTGCACTTCACGCACTTTTTGAGCCGTGTTGTAAGGTGTCACAGTTTCATAAACAACAGCGTATGTTCTTGGGTTGTAAACCTTGAGGAAAGACACACCGAGAATAAGCAAATAGGTGTTTTCTGAGTTTGCAATAAACGGAATTAAACGTAATGCACCTGCAAAAATAGAACGGAACTTTGTGCCTGGTCTTTTCTTTGCTCCACCTTCAACCAAAGGCAATGCATTAAGCAATTTTTTGGCACCGTTTGCATATTGCTGAATGTCTGTGCGCGTCCAAAGTAACGGGCTTAATTCACCAGAACTCAGATTATTTTTTAGGATCCACTGTCTCATTAGAAGCGCTCCCAATAGTAACTTGATTCTGCGTATTGAACGTCTTGGCTTGGTCGCTCTTGACCATTCACGGTACGTGCTTGCTTAATCAAAAACTGGAATTGTGCTTCTGCAGATTGACCAGCCGCATCACTTCCTGTGATTGGATTACAAAGCTTAGATGCCATTTTGTACGTCATGGCTTCAACTAACATTGCATCCCAAGTCTGCTCGTTGTCGTTGTCAAAAACATATTCAAGGTGAATTACTTCAGCATTTGCCAAGATATGACGATTCTCTACTTCATAGCATTCAGTGTTAGCCGAAATAATCAGGACGTAATCACTCGGCAATGGAAATGCATGAGCATAGCCAAAGCTTGGATATGTAGAGACTGGAGATAAGATTTGCCGTTTTTTGGCGCATGACCAAGGATGTGAGCGCAGTATAGATAAGCGCGTAGTGTCATAGATATTACGGCACGTTTGAGCTAATTTTGAATCTTCCTCAAAACTAGCAATTTGTTGCCCGCCAATCATGCTCAATGCATTATTACAAATGGTGACTTTAGATACAGACATAAGAAAACCCCGAAGCTTTTTGGATAGTTTCTTCGGGGTTTAAAGGTGTTTTGTTGAGTATAAAAAGCACCCCACCGCCTGCCCTAACAGTGGGGTGAAAGCACTTACACTAAGAAGTCGATAGCAACCACTTTCTTCTCATTAGCACGAGCCGACCCAAATGAGTGAACGCCACCAACCTGTTTGATATTCTTCTTGTCTGGACGAGTAGAAATATCAAAACCTGTAATGTCTGCATCACCAAAGTGTGCAGCAGTTCCCGTATACATCACTGTACGACGCTCTGTAGCACCGCCAGCACCATTGTTGAGTTTTTCGTAAGGGATCCAGTTCACACCTAACCACTTACTTGCTACAGCACCTTCTTGAAGCATTTTTACAGCCATGTAATCTGCACTCATGAACACAGTGTCCGCTAAGATTTTGATTAACATGTCAGATGTATAAAGCACATAAAGCTCTTCGCCATTATGTTCATCACATTCGTTTTTACGGAAAAGTGATTTAGCTTTTACCAATTGCTCTTTTAGGGAGCCAAAACCAGAAAGAATAATCTGATCAGCAGGCAAAGCTACTTGCGCAACAGTCTTGGCACCTGCATCGTCTACTGTAGTACGAGTAACGTTACCGACTAAAGATTGGTAAATAATGTCGTCTGTTTTACGGTTACGGGCACTGACTAAGTTTTTCATATACTTGTCATTTGGATGTGCCTTTAATTTTGGAATATCACGGTTTTCAATTGGAATAAACAAGTCCCAATCCGACATAAGCGCTGTACGAACGCCTGCATCTGGAATGGTCCAAGTAGTATCACCGAAACGTGCACCTGAAGCTGACATTTCAACTTGGCCCATATCGTTTACAGTGAAGGATTCACCCGTAATTTTCCCACGATTCACAACTGTTTTAAGGAGTCGTGACTCATTTTGCATTGAGGCAACTTCGTACGTGTCATGATACTGTTGTACAAACGCTGCCGTTATTTTGTTTTCATTCGCCATTGGTTAGCCCCCCTAGCCGTATGCTTTTTGGTAATAACTTTGAACTTGGGCAGTGACACGTTTGTGGTCGGGATGACTTTCATCCATGTATGCCTCTGATGCGATTAATTCTTGAATGTTCTCGGCACCGCTTTGTTGGGTGTTTTGAGGCGGCATATCTTCTTGTAATGCCTTGCCAAAGTAGGCAGCTAGACGAATACCGAATGTTGGGGAGTCCACATCTGTTGTTTGCAGACCAGCCGCTTGAATTGCTTGATTGGCGAAACGTAAGTTAGCTTCGTAATCGTTACCCCAATCCTGTTGAAGTGCTTCTACTTGCACAGCTGTGTGCTGGTCAAAAGCCTTCATCACCACCGACATTTGCTCATTGGTTAGTCCAGCTTGATGAGCACTTTCTAAAAAAGCTTTGTTATCTTCATTAGATTTGAATGCATCGAAATCAAAGCCATCCAAATCCACTTTGTAAGCGTCAGCAGATTCAGGAATATCTGGCTTGGTTTCTGTCTCAGCTTCTGGCTGTTTCTGCTCTTGAGTTTGACTCTCAACTGGTGGCGTTGCTGTATCCACAGGTGTTGTTTGAGTTTGTTCAGTTGCTTGAACGTTTTCTGTGTTTGTCTCTTGTTGTTCATTAAGCATCGTTCTCTACCTCACTGTAATTTGGGTCATTTGCTTTGTTGATTTCATTGATGATTCCAGCCACAACGCTTTGTTGACCAAGCTTGTAATTGGTTTCACGGTCTGTATTTGAGAAGGCATTGCGGCAATACTTTTGAGTCAGATGCTCAAGAATGCGCTGCCCGTTCAGATCCAGATCAAAAACGACCCGATATGTCTCTGGCGTTGCTGGGCGCAATGCTCTGTGTTGAACAAAAGTTCCAACTTCTTCGGGCTTCTGTTCCTTGTTGCGGAGGCTTTCTTCAAGCTGCTGAATACGTGAATTGGCTTTATTCAATTCCTCTTGTGACTTAGATAATTGAATGGTGGTATCTAAGTGCAAGCGGTTCTCAGCCCAATACTTTTCTTTCCATTCCTTACCACTAACTTTGTAAGCGAAGGCAAATGCAGCAGCCACAATAAAGGCAAGAACTGCAACTACAAAAAGGGCATTAATCATTGTCGTGTCTCACTAGTTAATTCAGACTCAAGGCCCTTACCGACTGCATTTGCGAGTGGTTGTGCTAGGGCCTGCTCTTGTTCTTGTTGTGCAGCTTGTTGCTGTGCTTCCTGACGCTGCTTACGGATTGCATCGATCTGATCTTGAGTACGTAGAATTGCTGTAGGCACACCTAAGCCCATGCCCGAAACTTGCGCTACGGCATCCATGTCTACGTTGTCTAGGATTGATTGATCGATTTGTGCTACTTCTGCTAAGCCAGCTAAGAAGCGCTCAATTGCTGTGACTTCTTCCAATTGCTGTGAACGAGCCAAAGCGGAAATAAACTTGAATGACAGATTGCGGCCTTGCATTTCTTCTGGTGCTTCACCAATCTCGCCAGCACGATACGCAAGCCCAAAAGTACGTTCTAACAAAGGCGTTAATAATTCAGCTTGCCAACGACCATACAGCGGTCCTAATTGCTGACGAATTAAGTCAACACGTACATGCACTTCGGTTGCTGTCATTGCTGGACCATCGGCAGGTTGCAACTGATCTGCCATCATCTTTTTACGGATTGCACCTTGAAGATGAGCTAACAAATCAACGCCAACCTGATAACCCTTGCCGTCATCAATGCGCTTTAATGAGTTCACATCATTAACGACAATGATTTTCCCACCGCCAAGACGCACAGTTCTTGGATTGAAAACGCCATCATCAACACCTGCATACATGCCTAGAGTTGAAATTTCGGCACTGCGCAACGTGTCACGCATTAACTTGTTAGCTGTTTTAGCGTCTGGCAAAGCAATGGAGACTTGACCAGTCCCATAAACTGAATTTGGAATCTTTCTAAAGCGTGGAATTACGAAAGGAAATTCGTTGTAGCCTGTCTCTCGCAGGACAATTTTTTCATCAACTTCAACGTGATAAGACGCAAAAGGCATTTCCTTCGGCATCAACTGACGGTCACCTTTGATGTAGCCAGTTTTACGCGGCTCAACTACCCACAAGACCTTAACCTTGCAATCTGGCTTTGACTTGTAAGTGTTGCGGACCTTTTCACTGACCTTGTTTTCGCCATACTCATTGACTAACGCGGCCATCGTCATTTCATATTCACGATAGAGTGTGTCAACTTTCTGGTCTTGTCGTGTTGAAGCTAGATAGCATTGCCCGATATCCCATGTCTGGAATACATAGCCACCACCTGCATGACGATCTACATCGGCATACATTACGCCCCAACCCGCAACCACACAGTCGAGAACTAAGTCAAAGATTTCGCTGTCGTAGTTAGCACCGTGAATGTTGCGCCAAATGAATTGGCACCCCTCATCAAGCCATTTCTCACCTTCTGTGAGTTCGGATGGATCATCCACGCCATTCGGCACAGCTTTAAACCACAGCGCGTTAGCTGGCGTGGTTCCTGAAATGATGCTCGATACAAGTAATTGCGTTGCTTCTGATAGTGTTGAATCTAATAGCTCAGCTCGTTGTGTCTTACGTGTATCTGTTACATCATCACCTATAAACGATTGCTGACGCTCAGGGGCTGCATAGCGATAACACTCAGACCAATGCGGTTCTAAGCGGTTTCGCGCTGCTTTAAGCTCGCTTAAGCGTTTGCATAACCTTGCTACTAGCTCACTCATATCAGCCGCCTAAAGTTGTTTTCTTTTGGTTGTCTGTAGCAGACGCCAAAACAGTTGAAGCATTGCGTTTACGTCGCTCTGCCGCTGCTGCATTTGCATCTAATTGAGCTTGGTTTTTAGCGGCTGCATCTGCTGCTTCTGCATCAAAACCTTTTGAAGCACCCTTAGTGTCTGTGAGGCCAAACATGTCAGTCACAGATGAAAGAACTTTTCCTAATCCGCCTCCGCACATTAGTCCGCCTCCTTAGTTGACCAGCCCTTTTCAGTCAAAACAGGAATGCGTTTTTTAGGCTGTGCTACACCAGCGGCACTTGGCGCTTCTGGTTGCGTAGACTTCTTTAGCTCGGCAATTTGAGCACGCATCTGCTCTAACTCTTGGCGTAATAGTTCTTCTTGAGTTGGACCAGTTTCACCTGTGTTTTGATCATCACCACCTGTGATATGACTTAAAGCAGCGTCAGCCTGATCTTTAGTTGAAGTGTCTTGGTTTGTATCTGGTGTTTGTGCTTGTTGTTCTTGATTCGGCTCAGCAGTCACACCCGGTGTCTTAATTTCTCGTTTATTCGCAGCCATGAAAAAGCCCCATTCGTTGTGAATAGGGCTAGTGTTGTGTTTATTAAGTTGGGGTTTGTTGGGTGATTAATTCACGATATTTATTAAATTAGCAGGCATACCATCATCTGCATGACATAAGAACACCCATTCACCATTATCATTTTGCACATACACTTCCAAATCACAGATGATTCGGTAATACACTTTTGACAAATAGTGTGTGGCACCTTCTGGCTTATTCTTTACGATTTCACTTAAATTCATTTTTTCAATCTCCAAAAACTTTAATTTACACCTACCACCCTGCCAACTCCCATTCACCATGAGGATATCGAAGATAGCAAATACCTTCCCTGTTGATACCTATTTCATAATTCTCATACATATAAGAACCATAACCAATCAGTTTAATTTCCACTCTAAATCTCCAAAATTCTTACAAGCTCAATGTTCTCTTTGCCAATTTTCTTAAGAAACTCACGCATAATTTTCATAGCCTGCTTTTCATTTTTGGCAATCGCTGTGTAAGTTGGCTTTGTTGTCCCAAGTTCTACCCAATGATATTGGTATTTGTTGCTGCAATCTTTGAATGTGGTCATTGGTCACCCCATTTCACGTCTTTAAGGCTTGGTCTAAACACAACAACACAGCAACCAAAAGGTGCATTCGTTTTAGAACCACCAAACTTTAGGCGGCCACGAATAAAATGAATTTCACGACCTAAACAATAGTCTTGAAACCATCGTGCATCCGTTCTAACTGGAACCAGTGCAACAACTGTATGTCCTTGTTCTGCCGTATAAGCTGCTTTTGATATCCAATCTACAATTTCACGGCCATATGGCGGATTCATCCAACAAGTGCCAGCCCATTCTTGCTTTAATCCATCAATTTCAGGTGTGAAAAAGCGTTCACATTTGGCATTCTCAGGCAACGCACAAACATCTAGATCAAAATTAAAAACTTGGTCCAATGCATCAAATAGTTTTTGAGGCGTAGCCCATACATCTGTTCTACCTTCCGCATTGCCAAACAGGCCCAGCTTAGCCATTGTGTTCATTCCCCGCCTCCGTATATTGATTCGTGGTCGCGGATGGCTCGCAAATCCTCTTGCGAGTAATCGCCATTGCAATATGTTTTGAATCCATACAAGCCACCACATTTGTTAATCCGTTCTAAAGACCCCACCAGACGCTTGAGGTCGGAAAGGTCAACTGCAAAATCAAAATGACTTGTGCTGTAAATATGCTTTTCATATTGAAGCCACTTACCAGAGGTTTCTGACCAAAACCAAGTCCATTCACCCTGCTTTAAATACATGCCTGCTCTATATCGCTGAGCATACTTTGGCGCCCCCTCAACAACCTCTCTTGCCTTCTTTTCGCCAAAATCACGAATAAACTGTTCTGGTTTCATTGTTGTAATTCCTCATCTAACTGAGCAGCGAATACGTCTAACGTTCCAAGTAGATCAAGCTGCCCAATATCGTATTTATATGTTTGCCATTCACCTTCACGTGGTATGCGCTCTAAGCCTGTCTGCTCTTGCCACAACATGATGAATTGCTCACCGTGTATGTACTCTGGAATGGATCCAGTAGACCAAGAAGAAACAGTGCTGCCACCCGACACATCAAGAACGTATGCAATCTTTTCGTGTGACCATCCAAGGTTGCGTAAATCTAGAATCATGCGGTTGAAGTCTGGACGCTTATAACCTCGGCGTTGGCGCAAGAATTCTTTAGCTTTTTTCTTAGTTTCGAGAAAACGCGCGCGTGCGCGAGGGTTGTCTGTAAAAGCTGTACTATCAACACGCATATTCATCTCCTAGACCTCGCTAACCTTGAGCTTAATAAGCCCGCCTTTGATGACATTTCCACGCTTTACAAGAAGCTCATCGAACTGTTCATCGTCCACACATAGCCCGCATTTCACTAAGCTATCGATAGTCGCTTTTAGGTAGTTATCGATGTCTCGACATTGACGTGTAGGGAAATGAAAAGTCACTTCTAATTTGAGTCGTGCAGTTGATTTATGAGCAGGCACAACTTGACGAACCAATTCATGAAAATCACGGGCTTTATTGCTAAGAAATCTTCTTTTTCCAGAAGCTATCCAGTAGTGATTTACTGACGGTGGTGCAGTTTTAATTTCACAATCTAAAATTACTTTTAAGCCATCTTCGTAAAGCGCTCTTATTTCGCTTGTATCAGCTATTTTTGCCTTAAGTGGTACATACACATCACTTTGGATTAAACGTGGCTGTAATGTGCCTTTTTGTGCGTTATTTAGCTTGTTTTGAATTGCTTCTAGCTGTTGTTCAGTTGTTCTCAAGATTTTTACCCTCATTCCGTTCTTTCATTTTTCTTGCCCAGCCGCGTCTTAATAATTTGTGATAAAGCGCATTTGCCTGTCTGGTTTGGTTGTCTCGGATTCCTAAGTTGTAAGCTGCCCTAAGTTGCATAATTTGTGAGTAGGTCATGGAGCTGAATAACAATGGTTCTTGCTTTGCTTTCATACCGCCCTCGCATCTTTCCAGTTGCACTCAATGGTTGTGAGTCCGCCATGTTGGAATCGTGACCAAAGGCGATCACCCAAATCATTTTTGAGTTGTTCTAGTGTCATATTTGAAATGAGCATCGTTGCTTTGCATGCGTCATAGCGTGAGTAAAGAACTTTGTGCACTAGCTCTAAGCGCTTATCGCGGTCATGCAATCCGTACTCGTCAAGGATGAGCAAGTCATAGGTTGTGAACTCATGAATTACTGATTGCTCTGATTGATCTTTCGTGTCCTTGTCCCACGCTTTCATGATGCGTTGAGCCAATTCTTCGCTTGTGATGTAACGTGCATAGTTGCCTTTGGCTAAAAGCGTTCTTGCAGTTGCACACGCCAAATGTGTTTTACCTGTTCCAGTACTTCCGACCATGACTAGGTTTTCTACTTCGCCCTTCACGATCTTTTTGGCAAAGTTGGCTGTTTGAGTTAAAGCGTTCTTCTGGCCGGGCAAAGGCGTGTTGTAATTTCTGAACCCAGCGTTTTTGTGACGTTCTGGAATCATTGCACCTGCAAAGTGTTTTTCACGTACAGACTTCTGAACTTCGAACGCATGTTCTTGGTTTGCTTTTTCCACATACTCGATTGCACATTGTGGACAGCCTTGAAAGCCTCCCATGATGATTTCTTTCACGTTGTGTTTAGTGCAGAAACCTGAACCTTGTAAAACTTCTGGATTAAGCATTGCGTTCATAGCATCCAATCCTCCAATTCAACTGGTTCAACTGGATCGTAGTGCGTTGGTTGATTAGACCAAGCATCGTTTACGTTGCGTGATGTTTGAGGCTGTGCAGACTTGCGACTTGAGAAATTGCGTTTAATCCACTTCACGAAGTTTGTGTACATTTGGGTATCTGTAAGCAGACCCGCTTCAAGTTTTGTTGAGTAGTACCCATTGATCTCAAGTAACCAACCATCGACTTCGGATTGAGTCATTTTTGCGATACCTGATCTTTGCAACCAAGCATTCAACGCATCCAAATTTGGAGTCCAAAGTTTGAGCACTGCATCAACTGGATTTTCACTACATACATTTTCTTTAAAGTTTTCTTTAATATTTTCTTTTGTAGTGTCCCCATTTTTGGGAGTAGTCCCCTCCCCATTTTTGGGAGTAGTCCCATTTTCAGGGAGTACCTTATTTTGGGAGTGGTTTTCTAGCAAAAAATAGGTGTTTAATCCGCCAGTTTTGCGCTCAACTTTGATTAAACTTTTCTGTTCAAGTTCTTTAATTGAGGCATAGACCTTATCTGTTTTTTTGATACCGCACGCTTCTTGAAATTGCGTTGTAGCAATCTTGTCTGAGTTGCGATTAAAACCAGAAGTCTGACGAATTATTAGCATCAAACATTTAAATGCCTTGTCGCTTAATTGCGCCATTATTTGCTCGTCAATTAAAGAGTTAGGCAATCTTGTATAGCCTTCTTCTTTCTTTGACATATCTTGTCGCTCTTGTTTTGGAAACGGAATAACATCACCTTGTGGTGAGTCATGTTTATGTGCTAAATTCATATTTCACTTCTCATTTCATTGTTTTGCAGTGGAATGGCAAATTAGGTTCAACTGTTCCCGCAGTTGGGCCTTTTTTGTGCCTGTGTGTTTTGGTGTCACATCTCTTAAAGGCGGAGATGGCATCAATTCAAAGTCACTGGTATTCCTTGTATCTTCGGTAACTGTGGTCAGATCGATAGGCATTTGTAGACAATTAAGCATCTCCTCAACCTCGAAGATTATGTCCATGGCAGCTATACGCATTAGCTCTGATGAGCCGTTTAACTTTCTAGAACGCGCAATACGCTCTAATTTGATTTTCATTTCTTCCGTGCACTTAAAGGTGACACTTGCGGTTAATTTCTCGGCCATGTCACCACCTAAGCCGCTTTGATCGTGTGTGGGATGTTGGGATTAACAAGCAATAATTTAGAGGCCGAACCTTCAGGAACCATATCGCCCCATAAGCTAACTGCTTGTTTACTAATCCCAATTGCTTTTGCCACACCGACTTTGGTTTTGAACGCCTGAATGGCGTCACTTTTCTTCATCAGTACTTGCACTTTCTTTACTCCAGTAAACAAAGACAAGTAAAGCATACTTTACTTAACAAAATCAAGCAAACTTTACTTATAAAAAGTTAAGCTAGCTTTACTAATTTGGGAATTTTTTATTATGTCTTCGCTTCAAGAACGCATGCATCAAGCCAAAAAGCACTACGAATCAACTCGTAATAAAAAACTAAAAAACACAGAAATGGCTGAATTCTGTAAAGTAAGTAAAGCAAGTGTTGGTCAGTGGTTTAATGGACCAACAAAAGAACTGGATGGCAGTAACTTGACTCTTGCAGCAGAATTCTTGGGAGTTAACCATAAATGGCTTGCTGGCGAACGTGCCCCAATGCTGCTAGAGAATAAATCGAATGCAAATGTAATATTTAATAATGATGAAATTAGTAAAATCCCAGTACTTGATTATGTACAGGCGGGACTATTCCATTCTGTTGGCTACGATGGGGTAAATCCAGTTGGTGAAACTTATACGACTTATAAATCTACAAAAGAAAAAAGTGTATTTAGCCTTACTGTTCAGGGTGACAGTATGTTGCCAGACTTTAAACCAGGCGATCTTTTAACAATCGACACCGCATTAATGCCTAAACCAGGTTCTTTTGTGGTCGCTCAAAACGGAGACTATGAGGCAACTTTTAAGAAATATCGAGTAATTGGATATGATGATTTTGGAAGGGAAATTTTTGAATTAGTCCCCCTAAATCCTGATTACCCAACACTTTCATCGGTTAATAACAATATATCAATTATAGGTGTGATGGTTTTACACATGAGGAAATATAAGTGAATGGATTAAATAAAATATGGCAATTTGGCTCGAAAGAGCCAATTCAGAGGATTGGCATTTTAGTTTTAACAGTAGGGATTATTTCTTTATTATCATGGATCTATAAGGAGAATTTAGATTTAAATCAAATACTAAATCCTGAATATTTTCCTCAAAGAAGAGATGGCCTATTCTTTCATTTATTTTTGTATTTTCTTCCGGTTGGCTTTCTGCTTTCTTGGGGGTATTTCTTATTATTAAAAATTAAAAGGTGGGTCTTTTATAAAAAACCATCTGGGGAAAAATTAATTTTTAAGGACAATCTGTCAGCCTTTTCTTTTGCGACTACCATCCACAAGCCTTTATTTGAAAAAAATCAAATGAGTTTTGGGATAATTCAAGAAGTTATTCATAATAATAACTCTATCCAAGGTTTTTTAGTTCAATTGGCAAATAGAGAAGGTACAACTTTAGTTGCTGGAATTAATGATAAGTATCAAAACTCATTAGCTAAAAATGACTTAGTTTATTGGGGGTTTGTCAGTCCATCAAAAGAACATTTTAAATTTGAAGCGTCAGGTTATATTTTGGCTTTATTAGAACCTGAATATGATGTAGATAAAAAAGAATGGTTAATTGCAAAAGACTTAACTAAATAAATTCTGAATCGCTTCTTCTGAACCACTATGCATATAGTGGTTTTTTATTGTCCACACAAAAAAAGTAAAGTGTACTTAAAAATAATTAGTAAAGTAGGCTTTACAAGATCCACAAGGTAAAGTATGCTTTACTCACCTTATAAACAAAAACCGCCATAGGGGTCGAAGTCTAGGCGGTTTGCATCAAATGCGGAGATAAGTATGAATCAAAGAATTGAAAAGTACAAGTTTAGCCAGGCCTTCCGGGATGGCTCTAAAGCTTTTTTAGCTTTCTGGATTATCACCTTCATTGTATTTGCATTCTTAAAAGGCTGTGCCGACGAGCAATACGTAAACGAACTCAAAGCAAAACAGAACATGTATGTGCGTGTGCAGGTTGAGGGGGTGAAGTGATGGAAACACTAACTTTACGTGATCAGTTTGCAATAGCAGCTATGCAAGGTGAGTTGGCGGCTCAAGGTGAAGATTTCTCTTGGGCAAATGAGAAAGAACTAGCTGTTCGTGCATATGCAGTAGCAGACGCAATGCTTGCTGAGCGCTCGAAACACGTTGATTCTGAAAAGGAGCCCTCTCATGGATAACTACAAAATCAAAGTTAAAGATGAAGCTAGGGCAAATGAAGCAAGGGATCTATTTAAGGCACTTGGTTACCATCCTGATAACTCTTCATATGAACCATACGTGGAATGGGTTGCAGTTTTTGAAGATCGTAGCGGTAGTTTCTACAGCTTAAACATGGATTTGGATGAGTGTGAAGAACTCACCCTACCTCAGCTTCGCGACCTTGTTGTTTTGCATCGTAATGATGTGAAGGATGCTACGCACCAAGATAAGCATAATGCGTCACTTAAATATGCTTATCTGAATAACGAATGGTACGAATGGCTTGACGGATGGAAAAGTGGATGGGTTAACACAATTAGGATAACACCAATCAATAAATCAAAAGATGATCAATTGAGTGTTTCTGGCGAAGAAGACAGATTCACCAATAAGGATGCCTTGAATGCACTATCCGATGGCAAGGATGTTCAATATTGTGGCTATGACAAGATATGGCGTGATGATATCCACTTGTTGAAAATCTACGAGTTTAGCAATGGCAGTTACTTATTTCGCCTCAAACCCCAAACCATCAAGCTTGAACTTGAGCTGCCGAAGCCTTTTGAGCCTGAAGTTGGTCAAGAAGTTTGGTTTATTGATGACAATAGCAAATGTGGCTACTCGCGATCTGCTGAATATGGGAGTGACATTTACTCCTACTTTGGCTGGTGGCGCACCGAAGACGAGATCAAGCAAGTCGTAGAGCAACTCAGAAAGATACGAGGTACTAACTCATGAATATGTTAGCCCTTAAACCAGAGTTGCTGTGCCCTTCTTTTCCTTACTTGGACCTATCTACTGACATTCAAGTTGAAGGTGAAACGGTTTATTTCGACTTAACTTACGGCTGCAATGTTCTTAACTGCCAGATTAAAGCTGAAACGACTTACGACACTCGTGAAGTAACTGATCAGTCCAGTGGTTGTGCCCGTGACCAAGAATATGAAGTACTTGTAGTAGACACCAAAACTCATGCTGTTGTGACTGATAAAGACGGTATTGAGTCACCTATAGGCTTACGTTTCAAGCTCACAGACGCACAAGTACACAGCTTAAACGAGCAGCTTAAATACTACGCCGAAGAATTGGCAGATGAAGAAGCAGGAGTGGAGTGATGGAAGTTAAAAGCGTACATGCACACCACATTCCAGCAAACAACGGTGTAGACCCAATTGACGTATTTGTTGTCTGGTATGGCGAACAAGCATTTCAAGTAACTATCCGTTGTTGGGATTGTGCTTGGACTGCTTATCGAGGTAGTTGCGGGTTCAAGACAATTGAAGAGTACTTTTTGGAGCAATGGTACAACCAAGAATGTCATGAACATGTGGTTCAACTTTTCACTACCACATCAAGACATACAACCCAAAGAGAAGAAAAGTGGTTGTTCAAAGTTGTCAGAAGTATGTGCCAACACTTCAAAAAGTTAGCAGAAAAGAATTAGGAGAAGATTATGAATGCGCCAGCAAATGGAACACTTATTACTACACAAATTGCAAACGTTGCTGAAACTCTTGGCTTGGTAAATGTTAATCCACAAGAGTTAAAGGAAACACTGATTCAAACAGCTTTCCGTACTGAAACACCTGCAACTGATGCTCAAATGGCTTCTCTTTTGATTGTTGCTGGTCAATACAAGCTGAACCCATGGACTAAAGAAATCTACGCTTTCCCAGATAAAAACAAAGGGATTATTCCAGTTGTTGGTGTAGATGGCTGGTCTCGAATCATTAATGGAAACTCTAATTTCAATGGTATGGAATTTAAGTTTTCAGAAAATATGGTTCAGATGGAAGGCGCGAAAGTAGCTGCACCTGAGTGGGTTGAATGCATTATCTACCGTAAAGACCGTGACCACCCTACTGTTGTTCGTGAATATTTGGCTGAGTGTTATCGCGCACCTTTCAAGTCAAAAACTGGATATGTTGTTGAAGGACCATGGCAGAGCCATCCTTCTCGCTTCTTGCGTCACAAAGCAACTATTCAATGTGCACGTTTGGCTTTTGGTTTTGTTGGTATTCATGACCAAGATGAAGCAGAACGTATCGCTGAAAGTGGGCAGCCTATTAAGGATGTCACAAGTGAAGTGCCAGAAGGCTACCAAGTCTTTGAAGATGAGCATTTACCTACGCTCAAATCAGAAGCTCAATACGGTACTGAACGTTTGCAAGCTGCTTATGTAGCTATTCCAAAGGGAAATCTTAAAAAGCACCTTTGGGAAGTTCACTCAATTAGCTTAAAAGAAATTGCTCAGTTTGCTGATCAAGCTTTACAGCGCCAAGGAGAAACTTATGAACATTCTCCAGCGTAGTGAAGATTGGCATTCGGAACGCTGTGGCAAAGTCACAGCAAGTCGAGTAAAGGATTTAAATGCAAAGCCTAATAAAGGCAAAGCTTTAAATGCATTAGGTTTAACAATTCTAGCTGAGCGCCTCACTGGCGTTCAGAAGGAAATCTTCACAAACCAAGCTATGCAATGGGGTATCGATAACGAGCCTTATGCAATCGCGGCTTATGAAAATGAGACGGGTAACTTTGTAGTTGGAACAGGTTTAATTGACCATCCTTTCATTGAAATGTTAGGAGCTTCACCGGATGGGCTTGTAAGTGATAACGGGCAAATCGAAGTTAAGTGTCCAGACACTACAACGCATTTGAACACCCTACTGACTAAGCAAGTACCAGATGAGTACATTCCTCAGATTACTTGTCAGTTGGCTTGTACTCGTCGTGAATGGTGTGACTTTGTGAGCTATGACCCACGTCTGCCAGAAGGACTACAGATCATTATTATTCGCGTCTTTGCTAAAGACTTGGCTATCGAAGCATTAGAGCAAGATGTTCGTAAATTCAACAAAGCTATAGATGACGCAATTAAAACATTGAAGGTGGCAGCATGAACGACTGGCAAATATTAAGAAGTCGGTATGGCAGCAACCGAAGTTATAAAAATCGCGTAGCTGTACCACCATTTTATTTTGAGGATTTCTCAAACTGGCTTGTAGATCAAGGTGCAGATGTCTACAGCAAGACAGAACAAAACGAACTTTTGAGATTTAGATTAAACGGCCAATTAGGTATTTGGTATGAATCAGGTTCAGGAAACCTACTAATGCATGATTTGGCAGATAAGTATTTGGAGACAGCAGCATGACAGATTTGAATAAGGAAAGTGAAGTTAATCTACGCTTTGAGCAAGATGATGGTGCTGTTTGGGTCTTTGATGGAGATAGCCACCAAGGAACTGAAATCAGTCATTTAATGATGATGCATAGCGATGAATATAACGAAGATGAATTGCGTGTTATTTGTCACCATGCGGCATGTGAAATTGACAAACTTAGAGCAGAGCTAGAAAAAGCCAAAGCTCAGACGGTGCCAGAATGGATCAGTGCAGAAGTTGGAAGACCTATAAAGTTCGGAACACGAGTAAAGATAAAGCGTAAAGCGTGGGATGAGGACGACAATCTGATTATTGTTGAGTCAGAAGCAACATATGACAAAGACTCAGATTTTTGCGAACTATCTAACCGATCTTATGAGTATGAAACATGGTTTGATCATGAGTTAAAAAAATACCTTGATGAAGATGAATTAACACATTGGGCGCCATTGGATAAAAGCGAATCGGGAGCTAAAAAATGAGCATAACTCTTAACGGACACCAATTAAAAAGCCTTCTCGAATTTGTAAATCCTGATGGCGAAAATGATTTAGATCAACTTGAAACTGAACTAACTATTAAATTCTTTGAAGATGGGCACAGTGGCAAAGGCTATTACTTTTGGATGACCGAATATCCAGAGGAAGGCAGCATGTTGTTGGATGTTGAATCGGGAGCTGAGGGATGATTGACTTTATTGAGGATGCTGAACGTCAGTATGAAAACTATTGTGATCTTGCTGAGGAATATGGATTTTTAGATCGTGAAGCAGCTCGAAGTGGATTTAGATGCACATCTAAAAAAAGTGAATTTAACGCAGGTTGGATAGCTTGGAATGGTGCAATAGCGAGTTGTCGCGATGAGTTTTATAGACTTAAGGCGAGAATTGCAGAATTAGAAGTTAAAGCGGAAAGTAAGGAGGGGTGAAATGTTATTGACTACTGATGAAGTTGAACTAATCAAAACATGTGATGAAAGCCCTGAACAATATATTGCAGTTTTTCAAGGTCAACAGATTGGATATCTCCGATTAAGACATGGCGAATTTAGAGTTGATTATCCTGATTGTGGTGATGAGACCATTTTGTATTCTCAAGAGCCACAAGGCGATGGGTGTTTTGAAGAAGATGAACGTGAGTACTTTTTGATGAAGGCCAAAAAAGCAATCGTTAAGAAGTTTAATGAAATGGAGGGGTGAATGGAAATTGATCGTCGTGTACGTGCTAAAGAGTTTATGATGCTAATGTCTATTGGCCGCACTAAATTCTATCGCATGATTAAGAATGGTGAAATTCCTCAACCTATCAAGGTAAGTGACAAAGAGGTATTTTGGCACGAATCAAGTGTTAAGAAAGTTGTCGAAAAACACAAAGATAATTCTGATATGATAGCCTGCTAA